ACTTTTACATTGAGATGATGCGTCAACGTCAGGTCATCCGTAAGCAAAGATTAGATGCAGCTAAAGCAAAGGCAGCTAGGAAGCGGATGATAATTGACACTATAGGGTTTGTATTTATTGGCGGGATTTTCCTTGTGTGTATCTTTGCCATAGTAGGAGCAGTAGTTTGAGCCTAGTCGATTTTGCCAAGACCGAACGCCAACGCGAGATAATTGAGACTTGGGAGTTGGCAGGTAAAAACTCTGCTAGAGCTGCGACACAGCTTGGAATAAATCCGGGCAGTGTTCGCGATCATGTATGTATGGTTAGAGCAGCTGCATCGGCGGCAGGCTACTCAGAGAATTGGGATGCGCGAAGGCACGTTCCTGAAGGCGAGTATGTTGTTGGTCGGTCTATCTACACTACCAACGATGATGGCGAGAAGGCTTGGCTAAAGACTCGCAGGACAATGAAAGAGGCCGAGCGAGACAAAGCTCTACAGGCTTTCGTGGAAGGTTTAACTAAAGACTTACCAAAGGCTAAGAAGCAAGCTAAGCCTAAGATTAAAAAGTTTGACCCTGACCTGTTACCTACAGTTGTAATTGGTGACGCACACTTTGGCATGAGGGCTGACGCTCGTGAGACTAAGGAAAAGGACTACGACACTAAGATAGCCTCAGAGTCTATGAGGGATTCTATAGACTACTTAGTAGACCTAGCGCCTCCTTCTGAGAATGCCTTGTTAGTTAACGTGGGAGATTTTATCCACGCTAACGGCTCAGGTGGTACGACCTTTGGAGGAACAAAGCTAGACGTAGATACCCGAATTGAAGTCGTACTAGACGTAGCAGCACAGACCTTTGTGTACTCTATCTCAAAGATGCTAGAGAAGCACAAGAAGGTAGCGGTCATTATGGCTCGTGGTAACCACGACTCTGACACTGCCATAGCTCTTGCATTAATACTAAAGTATTACTACGCCAACGAACCGCGAGTGACAATACTAGACCCTCACGGGTTCTTTCACACTCTACAGTTTGGCAAGAACTTAATAGCAGTACACCACGGGGACAGGGTTAAAGCGCCTAAGCTCGCATCCCTGTTGCCTAAGATGCTTCCTGAGCAGTGGTCGTCTACTAACTACCGCAAGTGGCTAGTAGGACATATACACCATCAGACTTTGTTAGAGACAGACAACGGAGTATTCGTAGAGTCCTTTGCGACATTAGCTCCTCCTGACTCGTGGCATGCAGGGGCAGGTTACGGTGCAGCCTCAGCGATGCACCAAATAGTCTTCCATCGAGAAGGCGGTGAAGCATTACGCCATATCTATCAACTTAGAAGCAGCCGCAAAACTGCTGATCTTACGCTATAGGTGCAGTATGGAAGACCGACTCTCAAGAGTAGAAAAGAAGATAGACTCTCTACAGGAGGCCATTATCTCTTTAGCGCGAGTAGAAGAAAGGTTGGTTACGGTCTTCAACCGTCAGTCTAAGATCGAGGCACAGGTAGACAGCATGGAGCAGAAGATGGACTCTATGGCAGAAAACATTGCTACCTCAATGGCTACCGAGAGAATTGTTTGGATATTACTTTCCGCAGGTATTGCGGCTTTCTTTGGATTTATGGAGTAACTATGAAAAAACTACTGATCGTCCCCGTTATGTTCCTCGCGTCTTGCACCTCACTAGATATGGTTGGCGGTGCAGTAGAGAAATACTGCGAGCTGTCTCCTACTCAGAGACTAGCTAACCGCGAAGCCATTGCAGATGTAGTCGCACCTAACACTATTCAGATCGAGTGTGTAGAGTAATGCAAAAGGTCGCCGCAAAGCTGTCACTAGACGCTTACAAGGACGACATGGTTGGCGCTATCAAGATAGAGAATAAGCTAACCTCTACTGTGGCATACGTTAAGTGTACGCCTGAGTGCGACTACGTTGTCTTTCGCGGCACTAACTCTTTAGGGGATTGGCTATTTAACTTGTCAGCTTTCCCTGCGTACTACAACAGACGGTGGACTCACGGTGGGTTTGCTATGGCACACAAGTCAGTGTGGAAACGAATCAGGCGTTTATTAACCCCTCACAAGAAGACTGTCATTACGGGACACTCTCTTGGCGGTGCGTTAGCTGAGCTGTCAGCGTGGGCTTGTAGAGACTTTACAGACCTAACGATGATTACCTTTGGTAAGCCAAGGGTCTTCCTTCGAGGCTCTAAGAAGCAGATGAACCACGAGGTACAAGTGTCTTACGTCTCAGGCAGTGACGTTGTGAGTAGAATACCTAAGATCGGATACAAGCCTGACGCAAACCAAGACCTTGTGTACTTTGATAATTGGGGGCAGGTGTTCTTCAATCCCCCCAAGGGTTACGTCAGCAATGACTTTGGACTAGGCGATGCAATCTCAGATCATTCAATGGGCGGGTATGAAAAGATGGTTAATGATATGCACCTTAGCATTGCCGAGCTGCGCCATAACCGACAACCTCTCAGACGGGTATGATCGTGGTGACATCACTAAGGGGTTGGTTGAAGACTTTAAGATTTATTGTACCGCTCCTGTAACGTACATTAGAAAGGCAGGGCGGGTAATAGTGTTAACCACAACAGGAATACTTTTACCGGACGTATGCCCATGATTGTAGAGTTTCCACACGACAAGACAGACAAGGTAATAGAAGACTCGATGGAAGCCCTTGGTACTTGGGTTGAGTCAGAAATTGAAAAGGGCGTTAGCCCTATAATCCTAATAGGTTTGATGGAGACTTATAAGTCTGCCCTCACGAACAACCTGTTAGTAGATGAGGACGAGTAAATGTCACAAGATCCAATGGCTGATATATATGGAAGAAGTCCTCTTCTTGGACTTGAGAGTTTTTATCAAGGAGGCTTGGCGTCACTTGGGGGAGGCAGTGCTGACGCATTTAACCGAGAAGCCTTAACAGGAGCTATCAACTCTGCAATTCAACAAGGGTTACAGGGTCTTCCTACTGCTGCTGATGCTGCCGCAGGGGGTCAAGCAGGTTTAACTCAAAGAGTTGAAGAAGGTTTTAATACATTAGAAAACCTAATGAACAAGCCTGTAGAAGAAATGACAGCAGGCGAACGTCAAATTTATGACGGTATTATAAACTCAGGTGGCTTTGCGCCATTTATTCCTTTCTTTAACAATACTACTGACGATTCTTCTGACAGCTCAGCAAGTTCTTCACAAGCAGCAGCACAAGACGCAGCAGAATCCCTTGATAGCACTGTCGAGGCAGACACAGACCTTACAGGAAGCGCAGAGCAAACTGCGGCAGAGTTAGAGGCAGAGGCAGCAGCAGAATCATCAGGTGGATATGCAGCAGGAGATGTAGTCACTGACGACAGGATTGTTGGCGACTATCCGTTTGTCTACGATGCAGATGCCAATGTATTTCACTACACGCCTTTTGATGAAAATGGTAATCGCATATACACGGGCGAAACATTAGACGCATCTACCGTAGAAGGTTTTGATCCAAGCTCGGAAGACACAGGTGCAACCAAATCTATTATGTTTGATTGGGAAACGGGGCAAGCAAGCATTGAGCAAGTAGGTGATGCAAGCACTGTTACTGATGACACCGAAGACACAGGCGCTACAGGCTCGGGCTTAAACATCACCATCACCGGAGCAGGTCTAGCTGACGATGCAATCAACTCAATAATCTATGGCCCATTCCAAACACAAGCCGAGGCAGATGCTGCGGCCACTGCTAATGCCGCGAACACAGGTAGCACTATTACTACAAACGGTAACGGTGATAACGGCGCAGGTGATGACGGTAATGGTGATGATTTAGGTGATACAAATGGCGCGAGTGTTACAGGCGCTACTAACGGCACGGACGGTCAAGATGGTCAAGACGGTCAAGACGGCGATGATGGTGCTGATGGTACTGATGGTCGTGATGGTCGTGATGGTCGTGATGGTCGTGATGGTCGTGATGGTCGTGACGGCGCTATTGGAATGATAACTTCAATTGTTAATCAAACTCCTATAACAGATTCGATATTATTTGAGCCAAAATTTACAAAATTAGAAAACGTACAACAAGGGATGTTTGAACAATTCCTTCGTGCCGCAGGAGGCAATCAATGACATACCTAGAAGCGATCAACAGTGTCCTTCGGCGATTACGAGAAGATCAAGTAGACACAGCCCTTGAGTCTGACTACTCCGCATTGGTCGGAGACTTTGTGAATGACGCAAAGAGGATTGTAGAGAATTCTTGGAATTGGTCTGCCCTTCGCGACACTGTATTGGTTAACACCGTTAGCGGTACAGCGGAGTATTCACTAACAGGCTCGGGTCAAGAAGCTGTCCTCAAGGACGTAATCAATGACTCAGCCAACAGGATGATGAAGCTAGAAACCAAGTCATTCTTTAATAATGTATACTTCAATCAAGACGTTACCTCGGGTTCGCCGTCTACCTACACCATCACAGGAGTAGATGCGAGTGACGATCTTAAGGTTAAGCTATACCCACAGCCTGACGGTATATACAACCTGCGGTTTGACATGGCTAAACCTCAAGGCTTGATTACGGCAGACGCTACAAAGATCAACGTACCTCACAACCCTGTAGTCCAAATGGCCTTCGCTATGGCTCTGAGGGAGAGAGGAGAGACAGGAGGTCAGTCAGCAGCAGAGCAGTTCGCTATTGCTTCTACGGCCTTATCTGACGCGATAGCTATTGACGCTAACCGTTACCCTGACGAAACAACATTTATGGTGGTTTAGATGGCTCAACAGCTACAAAGCATTACCATTACTGCACCGGGATTCGCGGGTATAAACACCCAAGACGCACCCTTGGCGCAGGACGCAAGTTTCTCTGCGGTCGCGGACAACTGTGTCATTGATAAGGAAGGCAGGATTGCCGCAAGGAAGGGTTATGAAATCCTGAATGGCAACGACCTTCTTGGATCGTCTGACGGCATAGAGTCTATGGGTGAGTTTGTTGCTGAAGATGGAGACATTACGTTCTTCTCCGCAGGCAACAACAAGATATTCTCAGGCACTACCACGATGGTAGACGAGACTCCTTCAGGCTACACCATTACAGAAAACAATTGGAAGATGGTCAACTTCAACGACCATATGTACTTCTTCCAACGTGGGCATGAGCCTTTGTTATATGCAGATCATGTTGGGTCTGTAGAAGCCATGTCATCACACTCACACGCAACAGGCACTCCTCCCGAGGGTCATGTTGCTATCGCTGCGTTTGGTCGCATGTGGGTAGCAGACTTTGATGATGACAAGTCTACGATCTATTGGTCTGACCTGTTAGACGGAGCAGCGTGGTCAGGCGGTTCGTCAGGTTCTATAGACGTAACTAACGTGTGGCCTACAGGGTATGACACTATTACGGCTCTTGCGGCACACAATGGCTTTCTGATCATCTTCGGTCGCAACTCCATGCTTGTGTACGAAGGTGCGTCTTCTCCTGCAAGTATGACCCTATCCGATACTATCTCCAACGTGGGCTGTGTAGGTAGGGACGCAGTAGTCTCCACAGGTAAAGATCTAATATTCCTCGATGACTCAGGTGTGCGTAGTCTCTCAAGGACTATCCAAGAAAAGTCAGCGCCTATTGGTGATATATCCAAGAACGTCAACAATGATATTAAGTCTCTCTTCGCGGCAGAGACAGGGAAT